CCCCGAAGGGCCCTCCCGGTGCTGACGCACTCTCGGTTGACAAAGCCGAGCGCTATTGCGGTCCAACAGGGCTGCAATTCCTACTACCCCATTGGATACTCCATGGCTGACGGAGAGACTACGTGGTCACGTATTACTCCAGGTTTAGACTCCCTGGCTACTACGTACCACCGACTTAGCGGACCCGAGGTGAAATACGCCACGATGCGCAAAAGTCGACTCTATTCGTCAGTGCAGACTACGACCAGTTTCAGAACTGGTCATAGTCCGACCGCTGGTGATCTCCCCGATTCAATGGAAGAGGTCGTTGATAACTCATCCGGTTCATATGGCGAATACTTTGCCAATTTGAAGCGTGATGAGCAACGGCAACTTCCGAAGGGAGATACAGGTCATGCCTTCGATACCTTGCGTCAGCGATATACTCTATCGCATCCGTCCGTTTCCATCCCTGGAAGCGGTTCGGGTAACGCTCCGTATTGGAGGTATGTGGGTCCGGTCTGGTTAGATCCAGTCCCACCCAACCTGCAGGGCATGTATGACCTCTCGATCCCAGACGTTAACACGTCGTATTACGGACCGAAGGCCATAAGTCTAGCTGCCCCGACCAACCCGGTTGAGAACTTGAGTGTCGCACTTGCTGAGCTGCACAGGGAGGGTTTACCCGCCATGCACGGCTCAACGATCTTGAAGGATAGAGCACTCACTGCCAAGAACGCAGGTGGTGAGTACTTGTCCCACAATTTCGGTTGGATGCCACTTCTCAGTGACATTCGCAAGACAATGTACGCGGTCAAGAATGCTTCTCAGCTTCTTGCCCAAGTACAGCGCGACAGCGGCAGTATCATTCGCCGCACCGTCGAGTTCCCTCCGGTAGTTAGTACTTCGGTTGTCGCTCCGCATCCAGGGTTTCTACATGTAGATACCTCTGGAGGGAACGATTTTCCGCACTACTTCCTACCGGATGCAAGCGGGATTGTCACTGAGTCCATTCGTAGTCAATCGACTACGAGGTTCTCAGGCGCGTTTACCTACCACCTGCAAAGTGACAACAGTCACTTGAACAGGCTGAAGGAATTCGAAGAGAAGGCAAACTATCTCTTCGGAACGCGCATGACCCCAGAAGTTCTCTGGAATCTCGCTCCATGGAGTTGGCTATCCGACTGGCACATCAACATTGGGGATAATATCTCCAATGCTGTTCGCCTGGCTTCGGATGGTTTGGTTCTGAGGTACGGATACCTGATGACTGAGACAATCTCAGATCGGGTCTGTACGCTCGTGCCATCGGACGCATCCCTGCGTTCGCTGCTCGGACCAGTCACTGTGACTTTTACAACAGTTCGTAAAAGTCGCGTGGCCGCTCGCCCCTTTGGGTTTGGCCTATCACCGTCTGGATACTCTCTCAGACAGTGGGCCATCCTCGGAGCCCTTGGTTTGACCAAGGCGCCCGAAAAGCTGTGGTAGACTTCTCCAAAAGAGGAGTCTTAACAGCCACAGCTGCACGGAACCATGCGAACAACCGTTCGCGTGGTCCTCACATCACTGCAAGGACGACGCTCGATGTTCACAGATCCACAGTCAGTTACGATTTCTGGCACTGCTATCTCGCTTCCGCGAGTTAGCAGTGGCATCCGTCAGGGTGAGTTTTCCGCCGCTGACGGCAATGCCGTTATGTCGATCGCGCATGCCAATGGCAAGCGTGTTCGGCGTACTGCCAGGTTCGTGCACCGGAAGACTGCTCCCGACCCGCTGTACCCCGCGACGAACGTTCCGTATTCGATGACTTTCTACATCGTTACGGACGTTCCTCTTGTGGGGTACTCGGTCGCCGAGCAGAAGGCCGTCATTGACGGCTTCTTGGCCAACCTTCAGGCCTCTACCGGTGCCAACATCACCAAGTTCCTTGGTGGTGAGAACTGACCACTCGCTGAAGTTGTATGCGAGTGCCAGGGCGATCGTGAGCAGGGGGGAGAAGAAGTAATTCTTTCTCCTTCTCCCTGCTCCGTCGTCCGATAGCTGAACATCAAGCTAGGGATCTTGCCAACCCCCGTTAGGAGGGGCAAGTGAAAAGCCTGATGCCATTCTTGCAGAAGGTCCTCGATGATCTGGGGACCTGGTGTCACGTCAGCACCACCCGCGATTGCAAAACAATTGCGGGTCGATTTGAACACGAGGGGTTATCGTTTCTAACGATAACCTTGTCGAACTTTGGAAAGGACCTCGAAAAAGGTCTTGACCAAGGCTTCGTCGCTCACGACCAGTTTCCGGGCTTCGCCCGGACTGGCGGTCTCCCGAGATTTCTCTCAGGTTTCCTTGAGCACGTGTTCGATCGAGAGTCGGGTACTCTTCTCCCAAACCCGTCCGTGGCACATATCCACGCCCTTCGTCAGTTAACACTGATGTGGGCAAAGATAAACGTTGAGTGCACTCCTGCACGCAACGACGCCGCGATTGACAAGTTTGTGGAGTGTGAGTCTGATGTTCGCATTGCCGATGCAGCGATGGATCCTTTACGGATCCAGCGCTTTCGCCGCATTAGCTTGCTGCTTTGGGGTGATATTCTTTCTGCCATCGACCGAGAGGTCTTCGACGGAGAGATACTCCCAAAGCACGGCCCCGGCGCCACCGCTGACCGCCTCGTCGGAAACGACAAGTGGAACCAGCGTGAGTGGACCGAGAGACTGGAACAAGTGTTCCCTTTTGGGGAGCATCTTGCTTCCAGCTGGAGGTATTTCCAAGACCTCCGCCATGTGCGACATCTCGAACCCGGCACAGAGCGACCCGTTAGGGTCATCTCCGTGCCTAAGACGCTCAAGACTCCCCGAATTATTGCGGTCGAGCCTGTCTGCATGCAATACATGCAACAAGGCCTACTGGCATCATTCAGGGCAAGAGTTGACGCAGATGACATCGCGTCAGCTCTTATCGGATGGTCAGCGCAGATGCCTAATCAGCGTCTTGCTGACGAGGGCTCTAGGAATAGAGCCCTCGCAACACTGGATCTCAGTGAAGCCTCCGACCGAGTCTCGAATCAGCATGTACGAGCTCTGCTTGGATACCACAGTCACCTCTTGGCGGCCGTGGATTCCTGCAGATCCCGAAAGGCTGATGTGCCTCGCCATGGTGTAATTCGCCTGGCGAAGTTCGCGAGTATGGGTTCGGCTCTTACCTTTCCCATGGAGGCGATGGTATTTACTACCATCATCTTCATGGCGATTGAGCAAGAGTCAAGAGTCCCGATGACCAGGAGTACGATAAAATCGTACCTTGGTCGGGTGCGTGTCTACGGGGATGATATCATTGTTCCCGTAGACATCGTGAATGCGGTCATCGCAGAGCTCGAAGCTTTTGGGCTTCGAGTCAATGCGAGCAAGAGCTTCTGGAATGGCAAATTCCGGGAGTCCTGCGGCAAGGAATACTATGACGGGCACGATGTTTCAATCGTGCGTATCCGTCGTGAATTCCCAGCTGACCGCAAGTGTGTTCGGGAGATCGTATCGACCCTGGAATTCAGAAACCAGCTGTATTTTGCTGGTCTCTGGAAATCCGCTCGATACTTGGACGAGATGCTAGGAAGGCTCATGCCTCTCCCAGTAGTCTTGCCCTCTTCTCCTGTGCTAGGGCGCCACAGCTTCTTGGGTTATGAAACCCAGAGAATCTGTCCTGATTTGCACCGTCCCCTTGTCAAGGGATGGACACTTCAACCGAGAATTCCTCGTTCACACTTGGAAGGCTCGGGCGCTCTGCTGAAGGTACTCCTCTTAGCAGAACACCAGAATCGCAAGATTCTGGCCAACTCCACCCATGAATCGGAGTGGAGGGCTCTGTTCGCCAATTTGCCAACTGGCGGCGAGGATCATCTTGAGCACACTGGACGTCCGCGTACCGTCGACACCAAGACGCGGTGGGGACAGCCATTTTAGGGGCTGCCCCGACGGACCTTCATGCGGTGATATATCGCGCATGAGGGTGATAAGCTAGAGATAGCTTATCCTGGGAGACCAATGTGTCTCAGGTTGCGCAAACCAAACCACTCGGCGGAAGCCGAGTGACTTTGGTGGGGTCAACACGACCCCACTGCGCGACCGGGAGATGCACTTGGCAGTGC